CTCCTGGCTTTGTGGCTGTACCTGCTAGTCACGATTACTTCGTTTCGAATGGCAAGGTGTTAGTGGGAACGGAGTTTTGGGTTAATGGTATTATGAATCTACAACAACGACGAAAGGAGTGGCGTCAGTCGCGTATAGTGATGTGTACGAGTCGTGCTTGTGCTTGTGGCAAATGCTTCGTTTCGGGTAATTACCCTATGCCTGGGTTACATATGGTTCTTCCAAATCCGCCTCTTCCGCGTATGCGTGATAAGAAGAGAAAAGTCAAGTTATTTGAAGCTAGATCATTTGATGAGATTAAAAAATAAGTTCATTAGATAATGTGCTAATGGAGTCTGCCTCCAACGGCTTTTCAGTTGGTAGGCTCGGACTGTGTTCGCTTTTTGAAACACAGCTTGGAGTCTAATGCGCACACTTGTCGCTCGGAAAATACTACACGGATCTAGCCATTCGGGACGAGGCTCGATGCAATCGCTAAATAAAAGGCCTAGTGCAACGTGGAGTCTTCGGGTGTCATGTGGCTCCGAATAGTGACGCGAAGCGAGCGGTTTGGAAAATGACATTAGAGTGCTCTTTACGCACTCGCCCGTTGGAAAAAAAAGTACCTTGTTGGTGTGCGAAACACTCGTGGCATGGAATGCCACCGTTAGCGATGGCTAACTCAAATGGATCGAAGTGGTTGCCGCTAGTATTACCCGGCAACCTCGATCCAAATTATTTCCTAATAATTTGAAGCTGATGAGGGTTCAAGCGAAGCGTTCCCGAGACAGCGTTGGAGTGCGAGAGCACGACTCAAAGGCCCCTAAGGCCGCAGTGTGGGTTTTTAATACTATTTTTTTGTTTTTTTTTTCTGTTGCTAAATTCTAGCTCGTCTAAAATTTAGTCAAAAAAAGGTAGATATTTCTAAGAGCACTAAGCGTGGTGTACCGAAGGCACACCCGAAGGCGAAGACTGAGGCTCGTGGACCGTTGGGTGATACTTGGACATTTACGCTTAATAATCCAACGAACAAACTTGTTCCCGATGAATCGTGGAATCTACAATATTTGGTATATCAGCTAGAGATTAGTGGAACGGGGACTCCCCATTTCCAAGGGTACCTTCAATTCAAAGGTCGCGTTCGCGCATCTGCTGTTAACAAATTGATTCCTGGTGCTCATTTGGAGATCGCTAATGGCGACGACGTGTCTAACGAGGCTTATTGTACTAAGCCGAATCCGACACATCCCGATGCGGTTCCACCCCAGGATGGCCCTTGGCGTTTTGGCGAGCGTGTACCACGCGCTGGCAAAAAGGGTGGTCGTACTGATTTACTTAAAATTCAACAACAACTTGATTCTGGAGTGTCTGTTCGCGACGTAGCCAAAGGCGCTTTTGGTGTTTACCTTCGCTACAATCGTGGCATGGAAAGTTACCGCGATCTTCAGGTCGCTCCCCGAACGCGTGAAACGCACGGGGATATGCGTGTGGTGTGGATATTTGGTCCAAGCTCTACTGGGAAGACTTCGCGTGCGATAGCAGAAGCGAAGGGGTTGGATTATTGGATGGCTCCGCAACCGAAAGCTAACGGTATCCGATATGGTGGTTACAACTATCAATCTGTATGCATATTTGATGACTACACTGGGAAGTGTATGTCTTGGACTGAGTTAATGCGTTTGCTCGATCCATACCCGTATCGAGTACCAACGGACGGGGGGTCCGTGGAGTTTGTCTCCAAGACTATTATCTTTACTTCAATTCTTCATCCCCAACTCATCTATAAGAAACATTTGGATGCGTTGGGTAGAGATTGGACTGAGCTTAATCGTCGCATATCAGAAGTGATATGGCTCACTGAGCAACACGAAGCTGGTTTTCGTGGCGGTGTTCGTCATCCTGATTACGATAACTATCATATTCCTCAGTTATCGTTGCATGGTTCTGAATGATTACTAATAAATGTGTTCTTTACAGACGACAGAGTTCTTGGTGAGCGTGGATGTAGTGCTTGCGCTAGATCCGAAAGCGAGTTTAAGCAGTAATGCTCCTGGCTTTGTGGCTGTACCTGCTAGTCACGATTACTTCGTTTCGAATGGCAAGGTGTTAGTGGGAACGGAGTTTTGGGTTAATGGTATTATGAATCTACAACAACGACGAAAGGAGTG